TCCCAGTTTATTTCTTTGTTCCTCATATAAACTTCAACTGCTTCATGGAAATCAGTTCCACGAGCAGTTGCTTTCTTTGTGATACGATTTGCCTCTTCTATACCAACTCGCTTTCTCCAGTCAGCAAAGATCTGTCGATTATAGAAAGAGGTTACAGACGTAATGGAAGGCACCCATTCTCCATTTGGAAGATTATAGAGACGGATGCCGTTGGTTTCTTTTTTGTTTAGTTCAAGTTCACCGAGATAATTATGATGAATAAAATTCATAGATTCATTTCCATTTTTGTTAATAGATATTCCTTACAAAGACCAGAGCGAACAATATCTTCAACGCCAAATTCTACGATGTCCATAGATGGCATGAGTCTAAGAATTCTCATAAAGTCCATGATACCATTTCTTTCGTTCGTCTTCGTCAAGTCAGTCTGGGTTGCATCACCACAGAACATGATTTTAGAATCTTCACCTACTCTGGTGATTATACTATCAAGTTCATGGAAATTCAAGTTCTGAAATTCATCAACAATAATAACTGCCTTATCTAATGTCGTGCCCCTGATAAAAGAGGTGCTCCAAAATGAAACAGTATCTTGAGTCTTCAGATTGCCATAGAGCATCTCAAAGTCTGCATCTGTTGGCATTTCAAACATGTATTTGACCATGTTCTTATAAGGAATCTGATAGATATCAGACTTATCCTCATGGTCCCCAGGAAGAAAACCAATCTCCCTGGTTGCTACTAAAGATCTAACAATGTAAATCTTTTCATAAGGAGTAGTGGGATCTAAAACATCAGCGAGTGCATTATATAATGTGATGAAGGTTTTACCTGTACCAGCACAGCCATAGGCAACGATATTTTTACCACTGTCATATGCATCGAAAAGTTTTTTCTGATTATCAGTGAGAGGGTCGATGTCCCTCATCAAGTCACTGTTAATCGGCTTGCGCCTTTTCATTTGCTTTGCTGTTAGTCCCACGCCAATAGGTTGGTCGTTCTTTTTTCTTCTGGGCATAAGTTACTTAGAAGGAGTAGTCGCGGTGTTTGCTGATGGTGCTACCAGGTTGTTTGGATGCACGATCGAGAACTTCATTCCATCCACTGGAACGTGCCTCACCAGTCCATCTAAACTCCGTGGATTGACCAGCGCAACCCTGTGACCAGTCCTTATCCCAATCGGGATTTTCTTCCTTCCATTCTTCGTATTTTTTGATTGTCATATGAAGAGTTTTGGTCTCTTTCGTCTTCATATTAATAACAGGATATGTTGGCATAAACCTCTTTCAGTGTGTTAATATTTATTACCACTCTAATGCTTCAGCAATAGTTGGGAATTGTTCTTTGAAAATATCTTTGCAAAGATTGGCAATTTCCATGTGTTCCTTCTGTGTACCATTTGCAGAACGCAAATCGATATAATGAATCCATGAGCGAACTGATCCCGTCATATAGATTTTAGTGGGCGTTGCCAAAGGTAGCACAAAACGAGCACACTCTTTTGCAATTCCCCGATCAATCATATTTTTATACAAGTCCATTGCCTCATAGAAATGACGCTGCATCAGAATTTCAAATTCTTGACGGACAAACGGGTCAATATCATCAATAGAGTTCTGACGATTCTTGGTGTCTTGACGCCGTAGTTCAGGTAGAGGGATCGTCTCCGCGAGTAGGGAAGAATCAGCATAGCGTTGTGAAAATTCTTGATATGTGAACGAACGGTGGCGCAAGCACTGAGCCGCTAGTCCCCTGGTAGTATGAATTTCAAGCGTCATAAACGCTTGTTCAAAAATACTCCAGTGCTGATGCTTAATGCAATATCTCAACAGACCTGCAATATTCTCATTTTCTTGATTTGAAGGGTTGCTTACACGAGCACAATATGCCATGTGCTTCTCAGCATCAGGAGTGACACTGATAAGATTTACTTCTCCTTTCATTTTAATCGGGGTATCCGTCATCGTCATAAAATACTTCGTCGTAATCTGTAGAGGCGTAAGGAATGGGATCATCAAAGTTCTCCCGCTTGTCAACATAAGATTCAGGATCGGAATATACTTCCGATTCAAGTGCTTCAACCAACAGTTTGAGATTCCTTACTATAAGTTTTAGTCTATCTCTTTCCATAAAAAATGGGAGGTCACCCTCCCATCATAACACTATTTGATTAGTAAGTCAATCACTTGGTGTAGGTGTGTCCACGATATGTGAACTTACCATGCACTTCATTTGGTTTGACACTCGTAACCTTAGTCACAATACCACGGTATGCGGTGTGATTAATCTGAGCGTCATGAAGAGCAGCAGCCTTGTTGATCTGCTTTTTGATGAGATTGAGTGTGTTCATTGTAGGTCTCCTGAATGAATGGAAAATTAACCTTCTCACCTTTCGGTGGATCCGTTGTTTCCGTTCCTTCAGTCGTTTGCGTCCCCGAAGGGATGAACGATCCGTTCCGCGACTTACTTGCGTCCCACAGAGTGGGATGAACGACAGGGTTATTATACCCCTCATAGATTATATAGTCAAGCAGTTTTGTATAACGTGTTACAAAAACATGCCGTGCTCACTCATGTACTTGAGGGTCTCCTTC